AGAACATGCGTGCCAACTGGGAAGAAAAAGAAAAAGACTATGGCAATCAAGTCGGTATTTCTGCGGGCATGGTGTACGGCACCAAGCTACCAGAGTTTGACGGCAAGGTTGTCAACTCAATGGCCACCTATACTGCGGTGAGCAAGTCGCGCACCTAATCTAAAGCAATGCTTTAAAAGCAAGTTGGTCATGCCAGCTTGCTTTTTATTTACCCAATTTTTTACACAGTATCTTTATAAAAGGATAAAAGACTATGGCCAAGTTCCAGTCTGAGCGCTATTTGCATAACACGCAGATTCAAAGCTCAATGATCAGTGGCGTGATTAACGCGCCAACCATTACCCATAAATTCACGGCAGAGACTACCGTTGCTGCTGGTGACTTCTTATTGCTGGCCAAACTGCCCGAACGTGCCGCAATTCTGCATATCGAGTTGGTATGTAGCGCACTTGGTGGCACGCTGACCGCAGACGTTGGCACCATGAATCAAGACGAAACAGCTATCACTGGTAAGTTTTTGGAAGGCGCAGACCTTGCTGCTGCTAAGTGGTTTAAGGTTGGTGATAACGTCATCGAAGGCCGCTTGTCGAAAGTGCATGACAATCCAACAACCATCGCCGTTGAATTTAAAGGCGCTGCCACGATTCCAAAGGGCGCGTACATTCATGTGACACCGCATTATCGTCACGCCAATAACGACGAGTAAATAATCTGCTGGCAAGTAATTAAGGCTCATGGCATTCAGTGCTGTGGGCCTTTTCATTTAATCTGCTTATTAAAAGGAGTCATTATCATGGCTGACGATAAAACCGACAAGCAAGACGACAAAGCACTTGCTACCAAAAAACAGGCTGATGCTGCTGTGAAAGAAAGCGCAGAAGAAAACAAAGCAATGGCAGAGCAGCAAGCTAAAATCAAAGAGCTTGAAGCAAAGCTTGCCGAAGCTGAAGCACGCGAAAAGGCAACGGACAAACTAGAATCCGCAGTCAAAAGCGCGGTTCGCGTGTCAGACGCCGTAAGAGATGCTGCTGGTGAAGCTATCCAATGTTTGCTACGCCGCAAGGGTGGCACCAAGGTAACGTTTGGTCATAACCGCGCCACGCAAAAAACCTATCACTTTAAACCGATTGACGAAAGCGACGATCAATCGCCGCATATCTGTAATGTTGATGACGAAGATCATGCAGACCGATTGCTATCAATTCGTGAGTCGTATCGCTTGTATCGCGGTGATTCAGGTTACGTCGATAAGATTGAAGTCACTCGCGGCGCTAATACCGATGAAGGCGCGTTCATCAATAAGTTTGATGACATTTTATCCATCGACTTTGAAACCGCCGAAAACGACACGGTGGCAGACTGGGCAAAAGAAGTGCTCAATCTCACGCCAGCGCATAGCGCAAAGATTCGTGAGAAGGCCGCAAGCCTTGATGTCAAGCCAGCTAAAGGCGACAACATGAATGAAATCTTGCGCAAGATTGGTCAGGCGATGCAAGAAGAAGAACGCGCCGCCAGCGAGCAAGCCAGCAAAGGTAAGTAGTAACCATTACTTAATACAAACCCACATTAGGACGATACCGCTATGTTTAGCAGTCAAGACTTATTAAATGGCGTGCGCATGACGCAGCTAAATGACCCTGAAGCAATTACATGGTCAGACTCGGCGCTTATTATCGCGCTCAATCAAGCATTACTTATGCTGGCTTTGGTGCGTCCTGATGCCACATCAAAGATCGCAGAGATTGACTTAGTTAAGGGTTCGCGGCAATTTATCCCCGCCGATGGTGAGCGTTTACTTCGCGTGGTGCGCAATATCACAGATTTGGGCGAAACTGGGCGAGCAGTACGCCTGGTACAGCAAGAGGATATGGATAGCATGTCCCCTGATTGGCACAACGCAACTGGCACAATCGTTAAGGAGTATATGTTTGATGCGCGTTCGCCCAAGCATTTCTACATTTACCCAACCGTACCAGCCGGTAGTAAAGTTGAGATTGAGTACAGTAGCTATGCAGATAGCGTGACCGAACTTAACGTCGGTGATGCCTTGCCAGTATCAGCAGTTTTTGCGCAGCCGGTGCAAGAGCTAATGCTTTATAAATTGCTATCTGGTGACGCCTCAAACGGTACAAGCGGTAACGATCACTTGAGCGTCGCAATGGAGCTGCTAGGCGTGAAAGACGTGCAAGATGAGCGCGTATCATCGGCAAGACGAACTTCTATTTAATAGGTGATGTATGGCACAGCTTGATGATTTTGTAGATGGGATTAGCATACATCTAGGTAATACTGACGCAAGCAATGTGCCGCGCATTGCTGTGGTATTTGCCGCAAGGCAGGCGTTAAAGAAGTTTTGCGATGAAAGCTTTGCCTATATCGTCAATGCTTTTGATCCGCTTATTGATATCAATAGACCATTAACCGATTCAGACTTAGCTCTAACACGACTGGAGAAGCGCTGCGAGCTGACCTTGCCAGCGAACACGCATATCATCAAGGTATGGCGCTTGACCGACAACTGCTGCGAGCACGACAACTGGCTGGCAAGTGCTCGCTATGGCTATCCCAATATCATCACCTTAGATGACAAGCGGCGCCATACCGATAACGTCGTCGTATCTCTATCCGTCAGTCAAACAACTGAGGAGTGCCCGGACTATCTTTTTAATCATTACTATGATGGCTTGTTATCTGGCACGCTTGCTTACTTGCAAATGATGCCAAACCGCGAATGGGCGGTGCCAAACTTGGCGCAAGACCACTATGCGCTATTTGAGAAAGCCATTCAGAAAGCCAAGAGTGATGTAAGTAATGGGTTTTTAAAAGATAGACCGATGAATGAGATACCAGCCAGCTTTGGGTGATATAATAAACCACCTAAGAAGGAGGTTTATTATGGTTAACAAAGCATTGGTTGAGCAGTTAATGTATGACGGTATGCTAGGTTCTGTCATGCCAGCACAAGCTATGAATAGCTTACTTGTGACTCACCTTATAAAAAATGGATTCATCAAAAAAGATGAGTATGTGGCAGATGTAGAACAACTCAGGGATGAAACTGTCTATAGGCTAACCACTGAGAGTGGTCATAGAATCGGAAAGCAGCGAGCACAGGCGATACAAGCAGAGCTTGATATGCACATTAAAGCCATTGGAAAGTAAAACCTTAATCATTAAAGCAAAATACAAACAATCAAGTCACCCAAGCGGTGGCTTTTTTATTACCAGTAACTTAATACAACCGCATATGTGGCTGTCTTTTTCAAAAAAGGAGCGACTATGCCGCACAATTATTTTGCTGCTACGCAGATCGCTAAGGGCTTGGTGTTCTCAGTATCAGGAGTGGCAGCCAGCGCAACTGCGGCAGGGTTGGGTGCTCAGCTAAACCAAACCTACGCATTTTTATACCTACAGTTGCCGCTGTGGTACTTCTATATAGCAATGATTGTATTGTCATTCATTGGCTCATTCTGGGCGCTATTCACCGACACGCTACAAAGCCGAGGCAATCCGATTTTAAAGGCGTTGGTAGCTGTGTCTGTGGGGCTGGTATCGTCCTTTGTTGTACTGCCTATGTTTTCTAATCAGCCGCCAGTCGAGGTCATGCTTGGCGTGTCGCTGGCAGGTTCATTCTCAGGAACGGTGCTGCTATTTCTGATCGCTGATGTTTTAAATGATGAGGTGCTACGCAAAGACGTAGTGCTGGTTATTAAAACGGGCATAAGAGAAAGTGTCGTTATGGTGGTTAATCGTGTGCAATCGATTTTAGCTGCTATCTTTAAAGGAGGCAGTAAATAATGCTATTCATTAATAATGCTGTTCCCATGATAGGTGTTTCCATCATGTTTTACGTCATGCTGACCCAGCGCATTAGCACCAAGCGCATAGAGCTAGGAATATTCTTTGCGCTCAGTATGGCGTTATGGGTGTTTCTCTTTTGGGCGGATTGGACAGAGCATTTTAATCCCGTTTGGCAAACGGTAGCCGGACGAGTAATCATACTGCTTATGACTCTATGTGTGGTTAAGAAGGCATGGAGGGATACGCCTTGCAAAACCGATGTGTTTAGAAAGAAGCCGAAACAAAGATACCGGTTTATTTATAAATATCGCCCTTATCGTAAGGGCTTTTTTACGCGCGGAGAAAAGTGATGAGTTATGACATTAGGATTGATAACGCCGTAAGAGGATTGCAGGCGCAGTTAGGGCTTGCGCCAAAACATATCGATGGTGCGTGGGGCGGAGTATCGCAAAAGGCGCTACATGCCAGCGGTAAGAAGTTGGACTACAACTGGGTTGTATTGCGTTACCACTTTGGCAGATTCACCCAAGCACAGGTTGATGGTTTTAATACGCTGCTTGAGGCAATCAATAAGCGCGGCAGCGACGCCATAAACCCATTGTATGCCGCCTACACACTGGCTACCACATGGCATGAAACCGCCGCTAAGATGGAAGCGATTAGCGAGTACGGCAAGGGCAGCACCCGCAAGTACGGCAAGTGGTATAAAAATAGTAAAGGCGTGGTATATGGTCGTGCCAATCATCGCGGCGATGTTTATCTTAAATCACAATATCCATTTTTATATTATGGCCGTGGCTATCCACAGCTAACCTGGCTTGATAACTATAAGAAAATGGGTGAGCTGCTAGGCTTAGATTTAGCCAACAATCCCGAGTTGGCACTGGTGCCAGCCAACAGCGCCGCCATTATGATTGAGGGCATGCTGCTAGGCTCATTCACAGGCTTGTCATTGTCTAAGTGTATGCGCTACGGCTCTTATGGTGAGTTTGTTTACAGCCGCCGCATTATCAACGGTACAGACCGCGATAGCCTTGTCGCACGCTATGCCGTTCAATTCTTAGAGTGCTTAAATATAGTGGACGCCTAACATGCACATACGGATTAATGATTTTGCTGGCACGTTCCCGCGCTTGCACCCAACAAAACTTCCTGACCATGCAGCGCAGTCGTGCCAAAATGTCATGGTCGAGCATGGAATACTATCGCCTAGCAATGAAGCCGCCAATAGCCACGCCTCAGACATCGTGGGTCGTGAGAATTTTGTGAGCGCGTTGTTTTTTGACCATGACGGAAAAACCTACAAGAAGTACAGTAACTCACTTGTGCGATTTGCCTTCTCGCCAGTGCATGATGCCTTTCGCCTCTACTGGACCACAGAAAATGGCAAGGCGCCGTTAATGTTTAATGATTGGGATATAGGTGGTGCCGGTGATGAGTACGAGTTAGTCACCGATAACTTTGATTACATTGCGGGTATGCCGCCGCCTGAAGTTAAAGAGACGGTGATAACAGGCGTTACACCGCCAGACCTAACTCCGCCCAGTGAGGATCCAGCGCCAGAGACTTACGGACTGCTTGATGACTTTATTAAAGAGATATTTAAAAAGTACAAAGATAAAAACAACTCATCGGGCGTTGGAGAAAAAGAAGATGAGATCACCGATGTTGTAGCAGATATTATTAATAGCGTTCCTGAGCACGCAGAAGCACGAGTTTATGCACTCACCTACGTCAATCGCTTTGGCGATGAATCCGCACCAGGTGTGATTGATAAAGTGATTTATCTAACTAAGGGTGATAACCCTATCTTAACCGTGCCTTATGCTGATGGCGTGCGCACCAAGCTGACAAGAGATTATGGGATCAACGCTATCAGGCTTTATCGGTCAGTGACTAATTCGGTAGGGGTGGCGCAATTCCTTTTCGTCAAAGAGTACCTGCTTACTATGACCGGTACTAGCGTGGTTATCGTCGATGATGTGCCGTATGGTTCACCGCAGATAGGCGAGCCAATGGTGACTATGAACTATGATCCGCCTAGAGTGGGTATGAAAGGGTTGGGCGTCACTAGTGATGGTGTGGGTTATGGGTATGTGGATAAAACTATTTGCTTATCAGAACCTTATACCTTATATGCATGGCCGCGTTTTTATGAGCTTAGTACGCAGCACACTATTATGGGGCTAGGTAGTTATGACAATACCATCGTGGTTGCCACTACAGGAAACCCCGTGCTCATTAGCGGTAGCAGTCCGGAGAGCATGGGAGCGCTAAGCCTACCTATGTATGAGGGGTGTGTATCATCGCGCAGTATGGTCAATCTTAATCACGGCTGTATGTATGCAAGCGAAAATGGCCTTGTGCTTGTCACCACCAACAGCGCAAAGCTACTGACGGAAAATGTATTCTCTACTGAGGACTGGCAAAAAATAAAACCATCAAGCATACACGCCAGCGCATACAAGAATGGCTATCTATTCTTTTGGGATAACGGCACCGATAAAGGCAGTGGCTATATCGACTTGAATAATGCCAACAAGGGCGTCTTATGGTTCAGTGACCACGCGCTTAATACCTTCTTAGATGGTAGTGCTGTTCAGATTATTAATGATGGTCCTGCCGCGCAGCAAAGCGTCAAGTCATTCTATAGGTCATTCAACCCCGAGTATGGCGAATTGTTTACCAGCAAAAATTTTAAGTGGAGATCCAAGACTTTCAAGATGGATATGCCCAGACGTATGCTTGCCGCTCAGGTGATTGCTGATGATTATATGGATGGCGATATCATATTTAGGGTTTATGCAGACAAAGCGTTATTGCACGAGTCTATCGTTAAGAACGCAAGAGCGTTTAGGGTGAGAAATCACAGCGTTAAGTACGACTTCTCTATCGAGATCGAATCCAATGTACCGGTGCGCGAGGTGGTACTAGCTGAAACCATGCGCGATACTATTTTGTAGGTGAAGTTATGAGCAGAAGAAAAATAGCGTTGCCCAACATACCTAAGAATGCGGACCGAGACACCACTGTATTTCTACAGTCGATCAGAAAAGCCATAGAAAAACTATCAGCCGATGATATTACAGGCATCAATAAATCTATAAGAGATTATGTTGCCCAGACCAACAATAAGGTTCGAGAAGATTTAGTTGGTGTTATTGGTAATGAGATGGGCGTTGGCCCTATTCTAGACAAGATTAAAGGGCAGATCACTGAGTCAGAGTTAAGCAAGCATCTAGGTTCGCGCATCGAACAGATAACCTCTAATGAGAACGCGGTATCTGAGGAGAGGTTACAACGCATAGCTGATATTATCGCCGCAGATGAGGCGCTTGATATTGAGGTTAAAGCTAGGGTTGCTGACACGCTGGCAAGCACCAACGCTATAATCGCAGAGCGCGACGCACGCATAGCCGCTATCACCTCAACCAATAATGACATCTTAGCAGAGCAGGCAGCTAGGATTGATGCTATCAAAGCAGCCAACAAAGCCATTGGGATTGAAGAGCAAGCAAGAGTTGATGCAATCTTAGCGGCTCAGGCCGCTATCAGTGCTGAGCGTGATGCGCGTATCGCAGACGTATTAGTGAACAGCAACGCTATAGCGGCAGAAGCGCTGGCACGAGCTAATGAGCTGATTGCTACTAATAGCGCTATTGGGGCAGAAACAGCCGCAAGGGTTGAGGCGATTGCGGAAGCTAATAGGGTTTTGGTGGTTGAGCGCAACGAGCGTGTTGCCGATATTCTAGCAGCGAACCAGGCGATAGCAAGCGAAGCAGCGACCAGAATTAATGAGCTTGTAAACATAAGCACAGCAGTTGACGCAGAGCGCGATGCTAGGTTGGCAGATATCATCGCTACAAACAAGGCGATTACCGACGAAGCGCAGATAAGAGCCGAGGAGGTGCTGGTAGTTAACCAGGCGGTGGTAGATGAGCGTCGTGACCGTATCGCGGAGATTAAGAGTAAGGCAGGTGAATTACAGGCAAGTATCGACGCAGAAGGTGCAGAAAGATTGCGCCTTAACAACCTGCTTGCGCAAGATATTGTTAACGAGACAACGCAGCGCGAAACTGAGACAGAAATACTGACAGAGAAGTTTGACGGCATTTATGTGCAAGTTAACCCAAGAATGTCAGGGGATAGAAATAGATGGGCCGGTGATGATGATTACTTCGCTGGCGTGTGGTCGCTTGAGTCCGCACGCATCGAGGACGGCATGGCAACGTCTAAAAAATTCGATACCGTTACTGCCAGCATCAATGCCAATGCCGCAACTATCACAAAGGTTAACACCGCCCTTGTCACCAAGAATGAAGTGGTCGCCAGTCAGATCAATATGCTATCTGCGCAGATGGTCGGCGGTTATGGTGGCAGCGATCTAAACAAGCTTACTTCAGGATTGATATACCAAGAGCGTGTGGCACGAGCTACAGACTTTGAGGGGTTGGCAGAGCAGATAAGCTTGTTATCGGCTGGCGTGGGGGAGCAATTCGACCCATTTGAGATATGGCATTTCAACGATGGTAAAGATGGTTGGACTGGCGGAACTTATGACGCTGGGTTTATTGATATCAGTGATGATGAGTTAGTGAGTCCTGTTATTGATGTTAATGGCAATATGTACCGCCATATCAAAATGCGTATCAAGAAGGTGGGTAATCCGGTATGGGCCGCTAAGGTTGCCTACGGTGATGTTGAACAGACAGAAAGAGAGCCGGACTTTGATCTTGATGGTATAGCTACAACATCAATTCGCATGAACTGGTCAGGCGCAATAAGCGGCTTTACCTTGCAATTATCTGACACTGCTAGCACGACCGACTACTACTCTATCGACTGGATCGCAGTTGGCAGACCGTCACCAGGCGCTAGTAGCGCATCCTTGCTTGAAGAGAGGCGGGTGAGAGCAAACGCCGATAGCGTTTTGTCTGAATCTATAATAACGCTTGATAGTAAGGTTGATACCAAAACAGCTAGCCTATCCTCAACAATTACCGAAGGCCTAGAAACCTTAACCACCGCAACAGGAACAAACGCCACAAAGATAAGCAGTCTAACTTCGCGTGTCGATAATGACCTAGGTGTTATCGTGGCAGACATTAATAATAACTACCAAACACAGGTAGAGGAGAATAATGCCACAGCAACTAAGATAGACAGTGTCATTGCAAAAGCGAACGATAATACTGCGGCAATCACCACTGAGGTTATTGCTAGAACAACTGAAGATACCGCATTGAGCGGAAGGATTGACACGCTAGTAGCAACAACGGGTGAAAACACCGCTGCTATTACATCGGAAGTTACCGCTAGAACAAATGAAGACGAAGCATTGGCAGGTCGCATAGACACACTGGTCGCTACCACTGGTGAGAACATGGCGTCCATTACAGCCGAGGTGATTGCTCGAACCAATGAAGATGAGGCGCTTGGTGGCAGAATAGACGTTGTGCTAGCTACCACAGGTGAGAACACCGCTGCTATTATCACAGAGATGGAAACTAGGGCAAGTGAAAACGAAGCGCTTAGTATGCGCGTCGATACTGTTTTCAGCAAAACCGAGGGCAATGCAGCAGCCATAACTACGGAGATTGAAACTAGAACAAGTGAAACCGCATCATTAGGTAGCCGTATTGATACCGTTTCTTCTAAAACCGATGCAAACTCAGCAACTATAATAAGTAATTTTGAGACATTAACCGACGAGAATACAGCTACAGCTACTAAATTAGATGGTGTATTTGCACAAGTTAACCCGCGTCTTGCAGGCGACACCGAGGGTTGGGCGGGTGACATCACGAGTCAGGTTGGTGCATGGTCGGAACAGTCGGCACGCATCGAAGACGACTTAGCGTTAGGCGAGCGTATTGATACGATAAGCGCAGACTTTGAGGGAAACAATGCTTTTATACAGACGCGGCTTAACGTGCTTGTTGAGAAGGATGACGCGCTAGCCAGCCGCATTGATACACTATCAGCAACAGTAGGTGAAAACAGCGCGGCTATCACGACAGAGCAGAGTGTTAGGTCGGACGAGACCATATCGCTAGGAAGGAGGATTGATGCTGTTGTTGCAACGGTTGGTGAAAACACCGCGTCAATTACAGCGGAGATCATCGCACGGGCAGACGAGGATGAGGCGCTAAGCAGTCGCGTTAACACACTAGTGGCAACAACAAGCGAAAATAGCGCAGCAATCCAGACTGAGGAAACAACGCGTACAAACGAAAACTCAGCAATGAGTGCCAGAGTAGACGCCTTAAGCGCAGCTACTGATGGTAATACAGCAGCAATATCAAGCGAAGTCACAGCGCGAACCAATGAAGACAGCGCGTTAAGCGGGCGTATTGATACCATCTTTGCCAAAACCGATGCTAATACAGCAGCTATAGAAACCGAAGTAACAGCAAGAGCTGACGAGGACAGTGCGTTAAGTGGTCGCATTGATACGTTGGTAGTCACGACTGGTGACAACAAAGCGGCGATTGAGACAGAGGTTATAGCACGCACTACCGAAGATACCGCCCTAAGCGGACGAATAGAATCTTTAGTAGCGATTACAGGCGATAGTATCGCGGCAATCGCTAGTGAAGTCACAGCGCGAACCAATGAAGATACAGCTATCAGTAAGCGCGTCGATACATTAGTTGCGACGACGGGCGAGAATACCGCCGCTATTAGTCAAGAGGTCATTGCTAGAACAGACGAGGATAGTGCGCTAAGTAGCAGGATAGACACACTGGTATCGACAACAGGCGGTAACACGGCAGCCATAGAGCAAGAAGTGATAGCGCGCACGGATGAAGATAGTGCGTTAAGCAGCAGGATTGAAACCCTGGTAGCGACTACAGGAGAGAATGCCGCAGCCATTCAAACTGAGATAGCAGCTCGCACAGACGAAGATACAGCTATAGCAGGACGTATTGATACTTTAGTAGCAACAACGGGTGAAAACACCGCTGCTATTACATCGGAAGCTGAATCACGCACGGACGCCGATAGCGCACTAAGTACGCGAATCGATACCGTTTCTTCTAAAACCGATGCAAACTCAGCAACCATTACCAGCAACTTTAAAACATTGACTGACGAGAACTCAGCCATAGCCACAAAGTTAGATGGAGTGTTCGTTCAAGTCAACCCAATTCTGGCAGGTGATACCGATAGATGGGCTGGTGATAATATCTCGCAAGTAGGCGTATGGTCTGAGCAGTCAGCACGTATTGAAGATGATATTGCCATTGGTCAGCGTATTGATACTTTGAATGCCAGTTTTAAAGACAGCAGCGCCTTGATAGAAAGCAAGCTAACGGTTATGTCTGATAAAGACAGCGCACTCGCCAGCAGGGTAGACACATTGGTTACCACTACTGGTGAGAACAAAGCCGCTATACAGACGGAGGTCGAGGCTAGAACGACTGAGACTGAGGCTATATTCGAGAGCGTTAGCAATATAGTTGCAAATGTAGGTGCTAATGAGGCTGCTATTCAGCAAGAGGTTACAGTACGAGCGACAGAGGACGCCGCTTTAACTAGGCGTATAGATACCATGCTCGCAACGGTTGGTGAGAATACCGCAGCGATCACCGCAGAGGAGAAAGTGCGAGCCAGCGAAGATGGTGCGCTAAGCACTCGTATTGACACATTGACTGCAACCACAAGTGATAACTCAGCAGCGATAGCCGCCGAGGTTATAGCTAGGACTGATGAAGATAGCGCTATCACTCAGCGCATTGATACTATGTTCGCCACCGTAGGTGAAAACACCGCAGCCATAAACACTGAGTCAAGCTTGCGCGTTGAGGAGGATCTAGCGCTAGGCGGTCGTATCGATACTATGTTCACCACTATAAGTGAGAACACTGCTTCAATAACATCTGAAGCGCTGGCTAGAAGTACAGAAGACGCGGCTATCACCAAGCGGGTTGATGCACTAGTGACCACTACAGGAGAAAACTCAGCGGCGATAACCGCTGAGGCTGAAACCAGAAGCACAGAAGATGCAGCTATCGGTCTGCGTGTTGACGCTTTGGTGGTCACTACCGGCGAGAATTCAGCGCTAATTACCAATAATGAGAAGGCGCAAGCAGATAAAGATAAAGCGTTTGCTGAAAAGTTGGACGGAGTTTATGCGCAGACCAACCCAAAAATGGCGGGCGATACCGAAGGTTGGGCCGGTGATGATGAATATTTTGCTGGTGTATGGAGTGAGCGTAGCGCCACAGTCGAACAAGACATAGCAACATCAAAACGCATTGAAGGCCTAGTCTCTAATATTAACGATAACAAAGCGACGATAACAGAAACTAGCGAGACGCTGGCAAGTCAGACTGAGGTAGTTGCAAAGCAGGTTGACAGACTGTCCGCACAGATGGTCGGTGGCTATACTGGTGATGATTTGGACTTTGTAACCTCCGGCCTTATTCATCAAGAGCGACAAGTAAGAGCGACAGAAACCACCGCGCTTGCTGAAGAAGTATCGCTACTATCAGCAGTGGTAGGTGAAAACAGCGGCGCCATATTAGAAGAGCAGAGAGTTAGGGCTGATGAAGACGGTGTGATTATTGAGCGCCTCGACCTTATGGCCGCGACAGTTGGCACCAACACTGCTGCTATCACTACTGAGTCCGAAGCAAGGGTGCTTGAAGATGCAGCAATAACCAGTCGCATTGACACCTTTAGATCAGACTATGACGACAGCGTGGCAGTTGTCAGGAGTGATATTAAGACAGTCGCAGATGACTATACAGCGCTGAGTGCTCGCACTGATACTTTGCAGGCCACTGTGGGCGAGAACACCGCGTCCGTACAGACCGCCCAAAGCGCTATCGATGGCATCAATGCAAGCTGGTCAATCAAGACTGATGTGAATGGCGTGGTAGGCGGGCTAGGTGTGACCAACGATGGACGCACTGTTGATTTTATCCTACGTGCCAGCAGCTTTGCGATACAAGGGCAGAGTGGCAGTAAGAGCGTTCCGTTTGTTTCATACCCTGATGGCACAGTGATTGATGGCGTATCTATCCCAGCCGGAAACTATTTAGAAGATACTTACATTCGCAGAGCCTCAATTGATACATTGGATATCAAAGGCAATGCGGTGACTGTGCCAGTATCAGCTTTTACCGAAGCGTCTATCGCTATTGGCACAAACTACACTACTATACAAAGTTTGTTTGTACCGGCCGATATGGGGTATGCCTTGCTAAATTTTAATGCTATCTTTAACTTCCCAGGTTACGCGCGCAAGCAAAGTATTTTATGTCGTATCGTAAAGGGCGGCGCGGTGATTGCTGACAATATAGAGGTGTTTTTTAGTGAGGCAAGGTCAGAAAGTAGGGCAACAACAGCCTATGATGCAATAGGCCATAATCACGGAGGCAGCTTTCAGACTACAATTTATGTTAATGGGCAGAGTGTCAATGTTGGCGGACCAGTGACAGTTGGCTATGCATCCGGTGGTTCTCATACTCACAACATAGACGTGGCTAACGACAATCGCAATGCAGGCAGTTTTTCATTATCAAGACACGATAGTACAGGGGTGGCTGGAACTTATGAGCTACAAATGCGTGTGGCTGATGGTGGCACTGCCAATTTATCCCAGCGTTACATTCATGCTATGACCATGCGGAGATAAAAAAATGGCTCACTATGCAGTATATAAGACGGACACGGGCGAGATAGTAAAGACGGTAGAAGGCCCTACTTGGTTTATTGAAGATATGCCGATAGAAGAAAACGAGTCTATTGTGCCGATTGATAGACAGGCTGATGATCGATATGAGTATATTAAAAATGGCAAACTAACCGATAAAGAGAGTTTGCCGCTACAGTAATTTGTTATACTAAACCTATAATAAAAGCAGCATACTTGTAGCACTTAGGCAGTCTTTGCCACCTCACAACAAACAGATACCTAGTCATTTACAGATGATTGGGTTTTTGTCGTGTCTAAAATTCATCAATTACATATTCATTATTAAATAAGCGAGGGCGTCATGGGTTTTCTAAGTGGGATTATTGGAATAGGTAGTGCACTGCTAGGAAATAGCCAAGCAAAGAAGCAGCAGAAGTCAGCGGACAATTTTAACAATCAGTCTTTAGAGTTGCAGCGCGAGCAGCTCGAGCTTGCTAAAAAGCGGCAAGAAGATTACGAGAAGAAATATGGCGGTATCGAAGATGGGTATTTATCACTGGTCACGCAAGGAGTAAAACCTGATATAGAGGGTGTGACCACGCGAGCCATTGGCGATGTGAATACTCAGTTCGCCAATTCAGAAGCCGCACGCCTAAGACAGATGCAGCGCACAGGCGTTAATCCTAATAGCGGGCGTGCTGATGCACTAGGACGGCAACTGTCTTTATCTCGTGGCCTTGCGCTGGCAGGGACGATTAACCAGTCGCGCCAGCAAGAAATGGACCGAGCCGAGGATTTAACTTTTGCGCGTTATCAAGACGCCAATCAAACAGGTATCAATAAACTAAACGGCGTGCAATCCAATATCAATAGCGCTTCAACCGCCTTATCTCAGACCTACGCCGAGCGAGCCAGCCAAGCACAAACCAATGCCAATAACACCATGAACACGTGGGCCGACCTTGGCTCAACCGTCTATCAAGCATGGGATCAATATAAAAATAAGCCAGCAAAGACCACGGTCGGCACCGGCATTTGGATGTAATTAGGAGAATGGCATGAGTAGCTTAACCGGCATTGCGCAGTTTACCAATCGTTTCGCCCAAAACATCATGGGTTATGAGCAGGATAAAAAAGACGAGGCTGAACGTGTAGCGGACAAGCAGTACAACCGCAACCGTCAACAGCAGCAGGACTTACGTGCGCAGCAAAACCATGATGTGACGCTTGAAGGCAATCAGATAACGCTGAATCAGAATAAGATTAAGAACAAAGAGTTTACCGATTCAGTAACCTATGAGCAGACACGCAATCAACTGGCTTACTTAGATGGTATCGGTGCGGACGAGCAGCAAAAGATTGATGTATTGGCCAAAGCGGTCAACAGCAATCAAAAGCTACCGTACAAGATTGAGTTTGAGCGTGACGCAACCACAGGCAAGATTATTCAACGTCAAGGTCCAGACGGCAAGCCGTTCTATTTTCAAACCATCATCGATAAAGAAACCGGTCAAGAGCTTGGGCGCAAGGGCACAACATTTGAAGAAGCGACTGGTAATTATAACAAGCTACAAAACGCAGGCGCGATTGAAGATGAAATTAAAGCAGCAGCAGCGGCGCGTGCGGCCAAAACCCAAGAGATAGAGGATGAGCTAACCTTAAAAAGAGGTGAGGCGATTATTGACGATGCTAAAGATGCGAATAAACAACAG